CCACAGCCCGTCTGAGGCCTCCTCCCGGCGGGCGTAGCGCACCTCAGAGATGCGAGCCACCGTAGCCGTGGCGAAGAGCAGCGCCCCGCTCACGGGCGAGGGGTGCGCGAGGCAGTACGCCACCGCCTTCCTCAGATCCTCCATCGTCGGCGCCTCGTGGTGCTCGACCGGCTTGACTTTGGTTTTGGAGGGGAGAAGGAGCGCGAGGTTGCCCCGCCACATCGCAGGGTTGGGCGGCTGGCGAAGCCCCTTGAGAATGCACCAGTCAAGCACCGCCTCGAGCCTGCCGCGCACACGGCTGGCGGTCTCGGGGATGTCCATCCAAATCTTTCTCAGCGCGGCGTGGATGTGGTCGGTCGTGATCTCGTCCACGTGCAGGTGGCCGAGGGTGGGCAGGGCGTAGTCCGTGAGCGACTGCTCCCACTGCCGCCTAGAGCCAGCGGTCTTCCACCGCTTGACCTCGGCGATTGCCTCCAGTGCCGTGGGCATCACCTCCGCGAGCGTCACCGCCTTTGTCTTCTTCTGCCGCGGCACCTGCCCCGCCGCCTTGGTCTCCCGCTTGAGCTTGTCGAGGGCGATCATCGCCTCGGCAAGCGTCGTGGTCTCGGCTGACCCGAGCGACCTGTCGGCGCGGCGCCCGTTCACCTGGATGCGGGCGAGGTAGTAGGCGTGGTCTCCCTGCTTGCGGAGATAGAGTCCGGGGGCGAGTCTGATGAGCGGCATTTTTCCCACACTTTTGAAAATCGAGGAGGTCGGAGTGTGTGAAAAATTTACCACATCTTCCTTCGTTTCACCATACGGAAGACCGCTTTCCGCTTCGCACATCTTCGCTCGTCTTCGCTCTTGTGCAAACTCGCAAGTAATTGATTTTTAAAATCGGAATCAAAATAATAAATAAAATCGAGGAGTTACCTTTCGATAACTCCTCGAATTCAATTGGCGGAAGGGGAGGGATTCGCGTATCATTTGAAATCAAAGAGTTGGGATACCAGTCCGTGTTCTCTCACCATTTATTCACACATACCATTTTCGCGGCGCCACGAAAATGGTAGGCTCACCTCACTCCTAAGGCGTCTTTGTCCCCTGCAATTCTAAGAGAAAGTCCCGCACCTTCCCCAGCCAAGTCCGCACCCTCGCCGAGTAGTCTCGTGCATCGGGCAAGGAGCTCTCTGTCACGCTGGCAGGAAGCGCCGTCGGCTCGGGGCAGGGAGCTGAGACGCTGACCTGCGTCGGCGGCTTGCTGGCGCAGCCTGCGAGCATCAGCGCGAAGAGAATTGCCCAGGGCAACAGCGCGGTCCCGAGCGTCCATCGCGCGAGCGAGCTCCTTCTCCCGCTGCTGGAGTTTGTCGGCGAGCTCAGAGTACGCCTCGTTTGTCTTGGTTGTGATCTCGTTGATGAGGTGCAGATGCTCTTCCTTGAGTTCATTGATCTCCCCCTGCGCGTGGCGGTCAGCCGCCCAGCCGCCCACGGCAAGCCCGACGGCGAAGCACACAGCCCACGGCACAAGCTCTTTCCACATCACACGCCGTCCATGAAGAGCGCCCGCTCCGCGTAGCGGCGCCGCGTCAGACCGTCAACGACTTTTCCACCCGCGCGATTCCACCGCAGGAACTCGTAACTGGCATTCGCTATGCGGCCCGCGTTGATCTCTTTCCTCAGCGTCGAGCGCTTGAATGCCCCAAGCCCAATGTTGTAGACGAAGGACAGCAGGGCGGTTGACTGCGTGAGCGTCACGGGCACGGAGACCAGCTCCGCCATCCGTGTCTGGAAGTACTTGAGGTCTGCGTCAAGCCACAGGAATGCAGTGATCTCGTCGATCCTGTCGCCCTCCTTGACGGCGGGGGAGCAGTGCCCGTACCCGATGGTCCAGTTCTTTTCCGAGGGCACCGGCTTGTATGCCTCGAGCTTCAGCCCCTCCCAGTCGGAGACAAAGGCGGCGGCGGCGTCGATGCCCTTGTTCCCCCACTCAGCGATCAGTTTCTTTTCTTTCATCTTCCAACAGCCCCAGCTTTTTCTTGACAAAGAGCTCGGCGATGCGGACGCATCTGGTGCCGAGGTAGCCTGCGATGCCGCAAAGCGCGCTGGCGTACTCGGGCGAGAACGCTTTCCACAGCAGGGCTTCGTAGGCGATGTAGCCGAACGCCGCCGATGTCGCCGTGTGGATCAGGAACTCAGACCACTTGAACGGCTTGCCCTCCTCTACCTTCAGCAGGTAGGAGAGCGCGCCGCACACCCCGGCAAAGCTCGAGGCGGTGGCGATGTATGCGAAACTCTTTTCAGGCATTCTTCGCCTCCGCTCAATCCGGGATGATCTTGACTTGGATTACGTCTCCGGCGGACGCATTCTGAAGAGCCGTGATGAATTCACTGTCATCCGCCGCAGACGGGTTGCTTGCCAGGCGAACTTGGAATGCGTCCTCGGAAACGTCTTGGGTGGCGTAGATGCGCCATGCTTGGTGGTTAGGTATGATGAGGGCGCAGAGAGCTTTGACTTCAATGCCGCTCACGGTTGTTGGAGACAGAGATCCAAGCTTCGGGATGGGCGCGTCTTCGCCTTGCGGGATTTCTTCAGCGGTAAAGCCTTTGATGCCCGTCCCCATGTAGTTCCCGACTCCGACTGTCAGCGTCGCAATGCCGTCATCTCCACCGCCGCCCTCGTCTCCGCTCTCCTCTTTCTCGGGAACGGCTGTCCAAGCCTGCCTGCCCCAGGTGAGGAAGGCGCTGACCTTGCCCTGGGGCGCCCCGTCGAAGTACGCGCGGATGAACCGCTTGGTCTTGACGGGCGCGGGCACCAGCAGAGTCGTGCCCGCTGTCGGGGCCTCGGCTATCGCGCCGACGGCGCAGTCCGTGTACGTGCCGTTCTTTGTGTCGCTGTGCTGGAGCTTCGGCTGGATCGTGCCCTCGATGTCGGTCTGGCAGACAACGGCGAAGAAGGGCAGGCTGCTGAGGTCGGCGTTCTCCGCCTGCTCAAGGTCCGCCACGATGGCGCCGGGGGCCGCGTTTGTGAGCGTCTGCCCGTCGGCAAAAAGAAGTTCATGGTCAATCATTTTTTATCTCCGCATCGATGGTCGGCATCTGGATCAGGTCGGGCATTGCCTGCGCCTGCCGCGGCTCGTCCTTCACTCCGCACACGGCGTTGAGCTTGGACACCCTGGCGTCAGTCAGGCGGCTGGCGTAGACGTTTGCGCGGAGCCACTCCTGCTCCGTAATGACGGCGGGCTGGAACCCGTCAAACTTGGTCTTGGAGAACCACGTGTAGAGCACAGACACCGGCAGCTCTGTCGCCGCCTTCGGACGCATCACGCCCTCCACGGCGTAGCAGTAAATCCCCTCCATCCCCGCTTTGGGGAAGGAGTGAAACCAGTAGTCGGTCACGACCAGACCGCTGGGGTCGGGCACGGAGCCCGCGCTGTTGAAGGCGTCCTTGATCAGCGACCAGCTCACCCCGTTGGAATCCCGGAAGGACTGCGGGACGTTGAAGCCGCTGATCTGCGTCAGGCCCAGCGTGGGCTGGAGGTTTTGCAACGGGTTGTTAAGCAGCAGCGGATTCATTCTTCTTCCTCATGATCTTCGCTTGGAAAGCACAGGCGGCGGCGAGGTGCAGGAGCTCCTTGCAGTACATGTCCATGTCCTGTGCCTCCTTTGCCTTCTCGAGCTCGCCGTACTCCATCTCGATGATTTTGTGCGGCTCGGCCATCCACTTGTGCCAGGTCTCGGGCGGGTTGCACATCAGGTGCTTGATCTTGTGAACGATGGTTTTCTTGGGGGATTCTTCTTTGGGTTCCCCGACCGTGACAAAGAAACGCATGGCTGTCTCCAACGCCCCGCCCCGAGGGGCAGGGCTAACTCAAAACTCAGGAACCAGTGGCCGTACGGGCGGCGGCGGCAGTGCCGAGCCTGTCGATCAGGTAGGCGGTCTGCGCCTGGAGCTGATTCGTCAGGTTGACCTGCGCCTGGAGCGCGGCGATCTGTGCCTTCGCGTCGGCGAGCTGGGTCGCCTGCTGGTTGGAAGCAATCTCGCGCTGGAGCTCGCGGTTCTTGCACCCTTCTTCGTAGATCGCGTGGCTCAGTTGGCAGTGCTGGTACTGGCTCTGCGCGGCGAGCTGCTGTGCGTTGAGACGGTTCTCAAAGCCCTGCGTCGTGATGTTGTTGTTGATGCCGCAGAGGCTGTGCTGGAGGGCGCCGGTGTTCTGAAGCCCAGTGATCGTGCCCTGGTTGATGGCGCCCGTGATCGCGTCCCCGGTGGAGTTGATCAGGTTGCCCATGAACATGTTCTGGTCTGCGTTGGTCTGAATGGCGCTCATCTGCGCGGCAACTGCCGCGTCGTTCGCATGCTGGATCTGATTTGACAGATTGCCCTGGCTGATCTGATTGGACATGTTGGTCAGGATGCCGGCGTCATAGGCAGACCCGACACCGATACCGCCGCGGTTGCCCCAGCCGAAGCCGCCAAGGCCGCCGCCAAACAGAGCGCCGCCAATGAGACCACCCATAAAGCCGGAGCCAAGACCTCCGAAACCATCCGAATTGACAGGAATCATATCCGCCATGATTTTCTCCTCTCAAAATTGCGCCTCTGTCCCTCGGCGCGGTGGGGTCACGCGCTTTCGCTTGTGACGTAAGAAAATGTGATGCCGTAGGTTGTTGACGCTTTTCCGTAGATTGCCTTGATCGAGCCGTCTGTCTCCACTGACAGCGCCACGGGTCTCGCATAGGACGAACCCCACGTACTTGCCACGGTCTTTAGTTGCATCATCGGGGCGGGAAGCCCTGTGGCTATGACTGTCCACGCGGTCGGTGCGGTAGCGGCATTCTTGAAGTAGAGGTACACGTTCACGACATTGCCCGTGCGCCACGCTTTGAGCGTCGTGAATGAGAAGACCTCTGCGTCGGTCAGCGGGATCTCGACAGGAGCGAGGGACGCCATCGTAACGATAGGTGAACCATCCCACGTCAAAGTGCCGTCTGCCCGCCCGTCGAGATTCTTGATGTGCGAGGAGTCCGTTCTCGCCGAAAGCCTGAACAGCCCCTCGTAGCCCGAGCGCGTCCCTCCGCTGAGAATCAGCACCGCTCCATTGTTGGTCGATGACCCACCTTCAATTGCGGTGTACGCATCCGTTGTTGCCCTGCGGACATATCCTGCGGACGCACCGCCGCCGAATATGATGCCGCCCGTCATTGTTCCGCCTGCCTTTGCTAGCAGCCCGCTGATGTCCTGATGCTCGGTCAAAAAGCTAGAAGTCGCAGTGCTCCAGTCGCTCACCTGCGAGTGCGTCACCGTGTCCTGCGATGCAAGCGCACCGAGTGTGGGCTTTCCAGTCAGATCGCTGTACGCGCCCGAGGTTGCCACTGCGGACAGAGTGGGCGTGTTTTCTAGATCAGCATAGTCCCCCGACTTAGCGACGGGCGAGAGGCTGGCGTCCAGCGCATTGATGCTGCCGATGACCGAAGAGACCGCGCCCTCGATCACCGACCGAAGGCGCATCTGATCCGACTGGGCTTGCCCGAACTGCCTCATCCCAGCTTCTCCTCGATCTTGGCAAGCCGCCACCTCTGATACGCACATTCCAAGGCAAGCGCTTCGTCATAGCGGATACCGTAAGAGTCCCCTGCCTCCACGGCAGGCTCGATCACCTCGCCCGTTTTCGGGTCGGTCTCGGCGGGCTTGGCTTCCCATTTGTCGTAGCAAAAGA